CCCCCCACAAGCCCCCCACAAGCCCCGTAAGAGCCCACCCAAAAATTGACACATCCGCGTATCAGCGGATACCTTCAGGTGTTACCATAGCAATATTGTAATCCAACAACAAATGTCAATTCTGGAACTCCAAGCGTTGACTGGCTGGGATCAAGATGAAGTTGAGAAACAGATGAAGATTTTCGGACTTATGAAGAAAATGCACGACCACCGACGCAGCGGTTCAAAGGGATCACGTTCTGGACTTTTAGAGGACATGGGGTTTCCTGAAGGTGTTGATGGAAAACCACCAACAGCAGAACAGTATCGTTTGACCGACATTCATGCAGATGGTTGTGTGGGTCGGCGTCTTGGAAATCCAGATAAGCGTTGGTCACCCGCTGTGTTTGGTGAGATACAGTGTGACAAGAAACCAGAAAAGGGCTTTGATTTGTGCAAGACGTGCCTGCGGTACGAGGCAAGATACAATGATGATCCTTCTGCCACAGGACGTAAGTGGAACGGTCGTGTTGGTGAAGATATTACAGGAATGCCGTGGCACATGTTGGGAAGTCAGTGGGCCACAAAGGTCAAATGGAATGGGGACGATGATGAGAGCGTTGGGTCTTCTGCATCATCTGTTGCATCGAAACCTGCGGCAAAGCCTGCCTTGAAGCCTGCCTTGAAGCCTGCCTTGAAGCCTGCCTTGAAGCCTGCTTTGAAGCCTGCCTTGAAGCCTGCCTTGAAGCCTGCATCTCCATCTGATGAGGACGAGGAGGACGAGGAGGATGACGAGACATCCAACGCACCTTTGAGAAATGCAGTGCAACAGTTTATCCGTGAGCATCCTGACAAATCCGATATTACGATTGGAAAAGTGCGAGCAGCATTGAGTGCCCGTTTCTCTTCGACGTTTCCAGATTTCAAGGATCTAATAAAAAAATATATTACGAAATTTGTTGAATTGGATGACAATCGCTCTCAATGTTCGGAGCATTCCGTTGCGACATCTGTTGCACCTGTTGTTGCGAAAGCACTTGCAGCAAAGCCACCTGCAACACCCGTAAAAGCGGCAGCAAAGCCACCTGCAACACCAGCAACACCCGTGAAAGCAACAGTAGCAAAGCCACCTGCAACACCTGCAACACCTGCAACACCAGCAAAAGCCGTAGCAAAAGCGACAGCAACACCCGTAAAAGCGGCACCCGCAAAAGCGACACCCGTAAAAGCGGCACCCGCAAAAGCGACAGCAACACCCGCAAAAGCGACAGCAACACCCGTAAAAGCTGCAGCAGCAAAAGCGACAACAACACCTGCAGCAGCAAAGCCACCCGTTGCAAAACCAGTTCAACCTGTTGTTCCAGCCAAAGCAAACACGTCCGCAACACCGCTCATCGTTGCAGGACATGTGATTCGGCGAGGCGGTTCAGATTTCTTCATCGACAGTCATTCAAATGCATACGCATACGATGCAGAAACATCAAAGCCTGGCGCGTACATCGGACGCTTCAACCCAGACGAGGACGAATTTGAAACAGATGTAGCAGAGGTTGTCGAAAGCGAAGAAGAAGAGGGAGAGGACGACGACGACGCGACGGACAGCGAGTAACTTCGACACAATAACTTCGACACAATAACTTCGACACAATAACTTCGACACAATAACTTTTTGGTCATAAAAAATGACGCAATAAAACAAACATGACCCAAACATCATGTCTCTTTTATTAACAACATTGGCGCTTATTGACCAAGTTCGCGCAGACACCGTTGCAGCATTCGTACACCAAGATGCGAGCATTCATGACGGAATCACAAAGCTTTCACAAACATGCATTCATTTGCTCGAAACAATTGCAAATGAAACAGACAAACATGAACCACACGAACCACATGGACCACATGGACCACACGAACCAAACGCAACAATCATTTTACATGTGTCTTTCTTGTTCAAATTAGCTGCGGGTCCATTCGAATTCACAGAGCAAACATTCAAAACGGAACTTGCGAATAGTGTTGCAATTCAATTTATGCTGAATTACATGGACCCGCCAAACTTTGCGCTTGACTTTGCATGCAGTACGTGTAATTGTACCGAAACAGTCCGTTTGCTCCTTGATTTACCGTTGGAAAGAGGTGTTGATCCAGGTGAATATGACAATTCCGTACTCCGATCTGCATGCTATCTCGGCCGCACGGAAATTGTCCGTATGCTCCTTGAACTACCACTGAATCGCGGAGTGGACCCAGCTGCATGTTCAAATCGAGCACTTGAAGACGCAAGTGAAAATGGACACGTGGAAATTGTTCGTATGCTCCTTGAACTACCACTGGAAAGAAGCGTTAATCCTGCGGCAGACGCCAATTATGCGATGCGACTTGCATGCAGAAATGGACATATGGAAATTGTTCGTTTGCTCCTTGATTTACCGTTGGAAAGAGGAGTTGATGTGTCTGAAAATGAAAATGAAGCACTTCAATCGGCAATTGCATGCGGACATACGAAAATTGCCCGTTTGCTACTTGAGCTGCCACCAGACCGTGGCGTAAATCCTGCGGCAAAAGACAATTTAGCAATTCAGTTAGCAAGCCTATACAGACAACCAAAAATTGTTCGTATGCTCCTCGATTTACCACTTGAACGGGGCGTTGATCCTGGCGCAAATCATAATGAATCACTTCGTTCCGCGATTATGAACGGGGATAGAGAAATTATCCGTATGCTTTTCGAATTACCACCTGAACGCGGTGTTAAACCTGGTTTACATAACAATGAAACACTTCGGTGGGCAAGCGCTTGCGGATACACGGACATTGTTCGTTTGATTCTTGAAAACGCACGGGAAGACGCACGAAACGTCGATCCTGGTGCAAATAACAATGAAGCACTTCGAGAAGCACTTCGAAGCGCAAGCAAACGCGGATACACAGAAATTGTTCGTTTGCTCATTAACCATGGAGTTACAGGTGACATGCGTGATATTCTTAGCACAGCATGTGTCAGCGGGCACACAGAAATTTTCCATATGCTTCTTGAAGTCGACAAACGTGAGTGCAATGAGATGTTAATTTTAGCATGCAAAAGTGGACATCGAGACATTGTACACATGTTAATTGAAACATTTGGCGCGGATCCTACAGTACTCCTCAATGCTCCACTTCGCGTTGCATGCCGGCACGGGCGCATCGAAATTGTTCGTTTGCTTCTTTGCAGGGGCGTGAAACCCACCGCCATGAGGAGTGAAGCGTTACACGTAGCATGCAAAGGAGGATACACCGACATTGTTCGTCTGCTTTTATCGCATGTTGCTGCATTTCCTGCATCGGATGTTAAGATTGCGTTGGAATATGCGCAGAGACATGCCGACATTGTGCAATTGCTGACACATGCCCGAACCATTTCCTCGTAGCCTAAAATTTGACCAGCTCATCGATCCTCATTGCCCGTATGAACATCATCACTGAAGCGTCAAACATTCAGGGTCTTCTCGCGTCACATGTCATTTTAATTCCTCCTGTTCTTTCACAAACATTCTTGGATTTCGCGAAATTGCTGCGATTTGGCGAAGGTGATTGCGATGTTGCTGCTCTTGAAGAATTTGCAACACAGAAGTGGTTTGCGCTGCGTCAACTGCTGGAGACTCGTGCGGTGTGGTTGGATCGACAAATTGAACTTGGAAACGGTCTGAGCCATCAGGAGGACGATGAGATTGCATCCCATTTGCGAACGATTGAATTGATGACGTCGACGAATCCTGTAAGCTGTAAGATCACAAAATTTACAGGTGCAATGGACGATGAAGATGATTCTGAAGCGGATGTCGAATTAGACGACGGCATAGAAGTATTCGTTTTTCGCGGATTAACCATGGAAATTGCTGAAATTCATTCACGATTTGGTACACGAACGGAAAACATCGTGAATAATGCGTTTTTTTCAGCGTGTTATGACGATGAAAACTTTGCAGTCGCCCGTGTGTATTTAGCGCTTGGTGCTTCTTTGGAATGTTCCGGTCGTGGTAATTTGTTGAACGTCGCATCGGCTAAAGGGAAATACAACGTTGTTGAGTTTATCTTGTCGACAATGAACATTGATTTAGAGACGGATGCTCCCCTTGTGTTCGCATGTGTTACGGGTCACATCGAAATTGTCCGCTTATTGCTATCAGACTCGCGTATCAAGGAACGGTTGCCGTATTTCAACGGCTCACTTCTGGGAGAAACAATTCGGTCTGGTCACGCCAGCATTGTTCGCATATTGCTTGCGGAGAATGTATGTCCATTTAACAATGATAGGTCAAAACCGGCCACACGGCGCGGGCGCGAATATGATAGTGGATTGTATCATGCTTGTATGGACGATCAAGTGGAAATTGTCAAAATGATTCTGGAAATTGCGAAGCCAAGGCCCGGTGATCGTAAGTACTCTTTGTGGCTGGATGAGTGTCGACACATACTTCGCCACGGGGTTTCGGGGGAGATTCGCGACATCCTTACAGCAGCATTAAACTGAGCGAATGCGTTTCTTGCGTGTCAGACGTCCGCCTTTTTTGAATGCATTGCGAATGGCAGGTTTTCTTTGAATTTCAGCTTCTGAAATCTGGTCTCGAATTATTTCCGTATGTGCCGCTGTTGCATTCTTGCGTCGTCCTCTAAAATGGATGGATAAAAGATTTTTTTCCTTAACCTCTGAAGGTATATTCGAGTAATTATACAAGGAATCCGTATCCATATATCGACATAGAAAATTGTAATGGACTCCTGGAAATAATTCACACAATGTTTTTTGGTCTAAACTGAAATAATGGAATCTTTCCGCTATAATTTTAAATTGCTCTAAACATGATGATGCACGTTCCAATTGGTCTCGTAAACCATCGCCAAGTGCTTTGAAAATCATAGCTTTTACATCCGATTCGCTCGGCTCAACGCTTAATTTAAACAAATTTGCGAACGAATCGATTGTGTCTTCTAACCTTGAAAATAAAACAGAGTCAAGTGACTCGTATGGTTCTGTCATTTTGACCCCGTTACTCCCGTTACTCCCGTTACTCCTGTTGAATTTAGTAAGATCAATTAGCCCTGAAAACGATTCATCACAAATTTCGAATTCGCTACTGTCAAAATGACACCCTAACAATGAATATTCAAAATTTGGACAAATATCACCTGGTTTGTAGAATGCTAAAGACCCAAATATTTTGACAAGGTGTCCCTTGTATTTCAACGGATTTGTAAATATTTGAGATGAAAGAGTGAGAAATTTTTTCTGAATTTGTTGCGGTAAAAAGGACATTTCTCCAGCATGTACGGCGACAACAACAATGCATCCATCAGGAACAATAAATGTTTGAGAACCGTTGTCTCCATGCCCTCCGATTAAATATGCGTTGGTCGATGCGTTGGTCGATGCGTTGGCAGCCATTTGCTCTAACTTAAACAGCATGAAATTATTAACACGAAATGGCATTTTGCTGTCAATAAACAAAACTCACTGAAAATAATCGGGAACATCCTTGCAACACAATTGATCTTGGATTTCCGGTTTGAATGATCAGAGTAGTGTCTGTGAGGTTTTCCTGTCACGAAGCGTTTGTTCACACTACAGAGGACAAAAAAATTGACGACCGTATTTGGTGATGAAATAGATGGACGTCTTGAAAAACACGCACACCAAAATGACAACACTTGCTCACTTGGATATCTACACACAGTTGATGTTCAAAGCGCGTGCAGCGGCTGAACATGCATCGAAAGTAATTGCTGAGGCGAAGGAACTCGAACTTGCTGCAGAGACAGCGTTTGACACCGCATTCGCACTAGCGATTACTTCATGTGACGCCGCAGTACTTACGCAATTACTGCAAAAGCAAATGCTCTTTGCAAATGGAATTTCAATTTCTTCTGCGAAAACTGCATTTGACTTTGCGTGCACACATGGGAATTCAGATATTGTCAAACTGCTTCTGAAACTTCCGTCTGATCGCCGTCCAAATGTCGAACATGCGATGATGGATGCATGCGCGAAAGGACATGCTGGAATTGCTCGTGTGCTCATTGACAGCGGCACAACAAATTACGAGGAAGCGTTTTTAATGTCGTGCAATTGTGGGCAAACGGAAATTGTCCGTATGTTCCTTGATTTGCCGTTGGAATTTGGTATTGACCCTTCAGCGCATCAGAATGAAGCACTACGACTGGCATGTTGGAACGGACACACGGAAATTGTCCGTTTGCTCCTCGATTTGCCGTTGGAGCGTGGTGTGGATCCTGCTGACATTCGCGTATTTCAGGGATCATGCAGTCACGGACACACGGAAATTGTCCGTTTACTCCTCGATTTGCCATTGGAGAGAGGGGTCGACCCTGCTGCACGCGACAATTCGGCACTTAAATATGCATGCATTTGCGGACACACGGAAATTGTCAGTTTGCTTCTCGATTTGCCGTTGGAAAGAGGGGTCGACCCTGCTGCACGCGACAATTGGGCGCTTCGAATTGCATGTCAAATGGGACACACGGAAATTGTCCGTATGCTCTTTGATTTGCCGTTAGAACGAGGCATTACTGCAGATGACAATTGTGCAATTCAAATTGCATGTGGTCACGGACACACGGAAATTGCCCGTATGCTCCTCGATTTGCCACCAGACCGTGGAGTGAATCCAGCAGCACGTGACAATGAAGCACTCCGACACGCATGCGCAAGTGGCCAATCGGAAATTGTCCGTATGCTCCTCGAACTGCAGCCAGACCGTGGAGTGAATCCAGCAGCACGTGACAATGAAGCACTCCGATACGCATGCGCAAGTGGCCATACGGAATTTGCCCGTTTGCTCCTCGATTTGCCGCCAGACCGTGGAGTGAATCCAGCTGCTGATGACAATTGTGCACTTCGAATGGCATGCAACATGGGGCACACGGAAATTGTCCGTATGCTCCTCGATTTGCCGCCAGACCGTGGAGTCGACCCTGCTGCACGCGACAATTGGGCGCTTCGAATGGCATGTCAAAATGGGCACACGGAAATTGTCCGTATGCTCCTCGATTTGCCGCCAGACCGTGGAGTGAATCCAGCTGCTAATGACAATTGTGCACTTACATATGCATGCCACAGAGGGCACACGAATATTGTCCGTTTGCTCCTCGATTTGCCGCCAGACCGTGGCATTAACCCTGCTGCTGATGACAATCGTGCACTTCGAATGGCATGCGAAAACGGACACACGGAAATTGTCCGTATGCTCCTCGATTTGCCGTTAGAACGTGGAGTGACTCCAGCTGCTGAAGACAATCAATCACTTAAACACGCATGCGCAAGTGGCCAATCGGAAATTGTCCGTATGCTCCTCGAACTGCCCCTGAATCCAGCGGCTGAAGACAACGAAGCACTTCGAATTGCATGTCAAATGGGACAAACGGAAATTGTCCGTTTACTCCTCGAACGAGGTCCTTCAGTTGACAGTCTCAATGAGGAATTCCGAGTCGCGTGTACTCGCGGGCACACCTCGATTGTGAGTCTATTACTCGCACTCCCATTGGAACGAGGAATTGATCCATCTGCACTCGACAATTTCGCACTTCGAACTTCATGTCAAATGGGACATACGGAAATTGTCCGCTTGCTACTCGATTTGCCGTTGGAAAGAGGGGTCGACCCTGCTGCTAATGACAATTGTGCACTTACATATGCATGCCACAGAGGGCACACGGAAATTGTCCGTTTACTCAAAGCGAAAATTCCATGGTATCGCCGTTTGTTTTCATAGTTCCGCGATGTTAGCCGCCTCATTAGTCTTCAGCAGAAAAAAGACTGAAAACATTGGAAGGCGGCTAACATCCATGCGACCGTGGCGTTGACTGCAGCAATTCGATCTACAATTGCATGCGGACATACAGAATTTATTACCCCTTCATGTGTGCGATGAAAAAAGAGTCCGTCGCTTGAACTGTTTTCATGTTTTTTGACACTCGTAGAGCTATTCCTACAAGGAAGGAACACCTGTTGTTAAGTTTACGTCATCCGATGCATAAATTTTCAACAGATTCTACAGAGGTCAAAAAATTGACGGCCGTAGATTGATGGAGATGAACATAGACGTCTTGAAAAACACGTACACCAAAATGAACACTGCAATTGCTGACGCGAATGAAACACTTCAAAATGCATGTCGATTGGGGCACACGGAAAATGTCCGTATGCTCCTCGAGCTGTCGCCAGACCGTGGAGTGAATCCAGCTGCCAACGACAATTTGGCGCTTCGGCTTGCATGCGAAAACGGACACACGGAAATTGTCCGTTTGCTCATCGATTTGCCGTTGGAAAGAGGTGTCGACCCTGCTGCACGCTACAATTCGGCGCTTTCGAACGCATGTGAAGGGGGACACACGGAAATTGTTCGTTTGCTCCTCGATTTGCCGGTGGAAAGAGGGGTGAAACCCGGTGCACGCAACAATTGCGCGATTAAAACTGCATGCTTTATCGGATACACAGAAATTGTCCGTATGCTCCTCGATTTGCCGGTGGAAAGAGGCGTCGACCCTTCGACGGATGACAATAGGGTGCTTCGATTTGCATCTGAAATGGGGCGAACGGAAATTGTTCGTATGCTCCTCGAGCTGCCGCCAGACCGTGGCGTTGTTGACAATTCGGCGAGTCGAACGCAACAGCTGCTGCAAGACCGTATCGTAAATAAGGACAATAATGATTTTCAAACGGCATGTCGAATGGGGCAAACGGAAATTGTTCGTCAGGTCCTCGATTCGGAAAGAGGCCCTGTTGATTGCAAATCTGCATTTCGGAGTGCATGTTCCAACAAACACTTCGAAATTGCCCGTATGCTTCTCGATTCGCCGTTGGGTGGTGGCATCAACCCTGCTGCCGGTAACAACACACTACTTCTAGGTGCATGTCAAGAAGGAAAAACGGAATATGTTCGTTTTCTCCTCGAGCTGCCGTTGGATCATGGCATTAACCCTGCAGATTACAACAATCGTGCAATTCAAATTTCATGTTACAATGGGCACACCGAAATTGTCCGTTTGCTCCTTGCTTTGCCGTTGGAAAGAGGGGTCGACCCTGCTGCACGCGACAATTGGGCGCTTCGAATGGCATGTCAAAATGGGCACATGGAAATTGTCCGTATGCTTATCGAGCTGCCGTTGGACCGTGGCATTACCCCTGCTGCATGCGACAATTACGCACTTCGGTGTGCATGTCAAAATGGGCACATCGAAATTGTCCGTTTGCTCCTCGCTTTGCCGTTGGAAAGAGGGGTCGACCCTGCTGCACGCGACAATTGGGCGCTTCGAATAGTGCGTCAACGGGGGCACACGGAAATTGTCCGTTTGCTCCTCGAGCTGCCGCCAGACTGTGGCGTTAATCCTGCTGCACAAAGCCTCGAGCTGTCTCGTAGCGTACATAAGGACAATTATGATTTTCAAACAGCATGTCGAATGGGGCAAACGGAAATTGTCCGTCAGTTCCTCGATTTGCCGTTGAACCATGGCATTAACCCTGCTACGGACAACAATCGTGCGATTCAAATTGCATGTCAAATGGGGTACACGGAAATTGTCCGTATGCTCCTCGATTTGTCGCCAGACCGTGGCATTAACCCTGCTGCGGACAACAATTATGCGCTGAGGATTGCATGCATTCGTGGACATACAGAAATTGTCCGTATGCTCCTCGATTTGCCGCCAGACCGTGGCATTAACCCTGATGCACGTGGTGCACGCGGCAATCCGGTGCTTTCGAATGCGTGCGACTGTGGGCACACGGAAATTGTCCGTATGCTCATCGATTTGCCGGTGGAAAGAGGGGTGCGGGCACATGACGGTGCAGCACTGCAAATGGCGCGTCAACGCGGGCACACCGAAATTGCCCGTATGCTTCTCGATTTGTCGCCAGACCGTGGCATGCAAAATGACCCAGACAAATGACACATCTAGAATTCACGCTGAAGGGCGAAAAGCAGGGCCAAATCTCGGTACTTTTGTTTAAATCCGTTTGGTCTCAATTCGGGCAAAAAAGTACCGAGATTTGGCCCTGATGTTATTTTGTCATGCCAAGAGCTATTCGAATATCAATGATGTCTGTTTACCCCCCGATACATGTGCATAAATTTTCAACACGTTAATTAGAATGAGTAAAATGCGCTCTCCGTCGAAAAGTCTGTGCGTAGATTTCTTGGTGTTAAAGCACTGATTTACAGATTTTTGCTACATGAAGGAATTACATGCAATACGCTGCTACCAAAACATTTAGGTTTAATTGCGTCTGAAATCAAGGACCATAAAACCTTATTTAAACGAATAACCGTTAAACAAACATTTAGAATTAAGCATTTTCCAAAAGACGAGACACTTTCGAGCAGAATTATTGAATATCTGAAACCCGAAGGTAAAATTTTTAATTTTTGCTTATCTCACGACAAACTTACGATTGTAGAGGCCCCGTCACATCAATTGGGAAAGTTTAACCCACTGAAAATTATTAAAGATGCGTTGAGCAAACATATTAGCATTTGTCGCACAGATATTTGCGCCAGCGGAGAATTGGTAATTAAGAATGGTGTCTTTATTTTTAACAATGCGTCAGGAACCTATCAACCCTCATTAAAAAATCTTAAAATCTTAAAGAAAGCACTGCCATGGCTGAAAACTAAATTAGTTTCAATTTGAATGCTGCCAAAAACCAAAATAATTTTCATGCATACAAGTAAGACATGGCATCAAGTTACGGACATCTTCCGTTTCATCTTCAAGTTGAATTGAATCCGGACAAACACCTTGCATGGTACCATACGGATGAACTTTGTGGTTCTACTCTTCATGGACTCGCAACAACACTTGAACGCTTTGTGACAGATAATCGTGTTGACGAAGGGCTCCGTCAACTTCGCCGGTGCATCGATGCGCGCAAACAAGAGGCTGAACGTCGTACACATCCCGATCCACAACATAATGTTTTAATTCGCGCGCTTGAACATTTTTACCGCGAATACATGGGATTGGCTGCATTGAATGAGTCCGCAAAACGTTCTGTTAAAATCCGCAGTCTTGGTGGTGGTCGCTTTCGGATTCTTGTTGGACATCCTGCGCCATCTCCGCTTGTGAGTTCAATGCGGCTACAACCCGTTTTGACACGCCGCGTTCGTCTACATTTACAACGACCTGTTGATCGTCACAGTCGCAGTCGCAGTCACAGTCACAGTCACAGTCACAGTCGCAGTCGCAGTCGCAGACACCGTCACACGCATCGTCACAGCAGTCACCGTCACAGCAGTCACCGTCACAGCAGTCACCGTCACAGCAGTCACCGTCACAGCAGTCGCAGCAGTCGCAGCAATTCAAAGAAGTCCGAAAAATCAACATCGCTGGAGAAAAATATAAGGAATGCAATGAATACGCCGTTTCCAAACAGTTATTAACTTTTTGATTCGTTTTGGCAGTTGTAAGCACAATCTCCGTCCGGATGAACACTGCATTCCTTAGAAAAAATAGAGGACCCAAAGCCACAAAATCCTAAAGAGCCAATGGCCGTTTCAAATCTGTCACTCAAACTTTCACAAATGGCAACACCTCTCCAACTCCAAGCACAACAGATTCAGACACTGTTAACCCTAACTACACAGATTCCCCCACAATCAAATCCACATCTGCAATCGTATGCCGATTTTATTGTCGTCAACGCAACAAGAGCGTTTGAACTTGAAGCCGTAAGACTTGATTCACTTTTAGAACGTGGACATAAAACGGCAGATCCAGCCCCCGGTTGGCAGTCGTATGCACTTTCGGTTCAGTTGTTTCACAACATGCCGCCGCTAACTCCCGAAACATTAATTGCCGCAGCCCGTGATGGAAATCCTGAACTTGTTGAACTCCTTCTTGCAAGTCAGACGGTCAATCCCGCTGCAGACAACAATTACGCAATTCGCATTGCAGCCGCAAACGGGCATACATCTGTTGTCGCCCTTCTTCTTGAACACCCCGCAACGAATCCTGCGGCTCGCGACAATGAAGCTTTCCGCATTGCAGTCGCTTGCGGTCATGCCCAACTTGTAGCCATCCTTCTTAAACATCATACGCAAAATTCGCGCGACAATGAGGCAATTAAAATTGCAACAGAGAAAGGCTACATCGAAATTGTCCGTTTGATTTTAGCATCCAGTATTTCCGCGAATTACAGTGAAGTTTTAAACATTGCGGCTGGATTCGGACACACGGAAATTGTCCGTTTGCTTCTCGGCGCTGGCGTGCACAACAACACTGCAATCCAATTCGCTGCCCAAAAGGGCCATACGGATGTTGTTCGCATGTTGTTGCCAATGGCGACAAATTTATCAACGCTAATGTGCATACCTGCTATGTTTGACATTGTGTTTACAGAAGCGACACGCAACGATGCGTTTTATACCGCATGCGAAACTGCATTCTTAACGTTTGCGTCTATGGGAAATTGCGACATGATTCGTAAGCTCTTAACTGTTGTGTCGGTAGGTGTTCGCAACTTTGAAGCTCTACGTTCGGCGATTTTCTCCAAAAAAGTAAATGTCCTTCGAGAGTGTTTGAACCACTTGCGTGAATCGATTCCAGCAGATATTGTTCTTGCAGGAATCAACAGCGGAAATGTTCAAATTATGCGCATGCTGTTTCCAAAAATTACCCCAAATGTTGCGGGACGTGTTTTAAAGGATGTGATGAAGAGCGCGAATCTGGAAGCAATCTGTTTGTTCATTGAGGTGCACACATTTTTAATCAATGACGCATTTTATTTGGCATGTTTGATGGCAAACATTTTGTGCGTTCGTGTATTGCTGACATATCCTGGCGTCGACCCAACAACGCATGCCAATTACGCGATACGATTTGCGGTTAAAGCGGACAACATTGAATTGGTCCGTTCGCTCCTTTCGTTTGGCGCGAATCCAACGGTGTTTGACAATTATCCTCTTCGTTTTGCAATGCGCAATCATCGTACAGAAATGACCCGTGTGCTCCTTGAAGATGACCGTGTTGCAAAGTGGTCAAAAGCACCGGTGTCATTGGACAAGTCGAGCATATAAACGCGACAGGGAACATTTTCCTACGTAGCGCATTAAGCCACAATCATTCATTCTACGTTTGTCTCTTTACCGCAAGTTGTGTAACGAAAACAACCGCTCGCGATGCTCAAAGACACAATCTTCGCGGTCCCATGTGCAATCCTTACAATCATCGTACCGTGTGACAAGTTGACGATTTTAGTTTCCAGACCGTGTACATGTGCAGCACATGGCTACAGGTCAAAAATTGACCTACAATTTTGGAAACACACATTCTCCATGGGAATTTGTGTATCCAAAACAGCACAAAAAGTTTGCGTTACACCGCACCAGCGATTTATTGAAGTAGCAGTTGAGCGAAAGACTGCGCGGCAAACAACAGAACCATCCAAAGTCCCACCAGCAGAGCGAAAACAGAGCGCAGCAGAGATCGCACGAAAGGCTGCAATTGCACGCCATAATGCGCGTGTTGCTGCACACCGCAGTGCAAAAAATGGTGATGACGATTCAAATTGACAACCTGACCAAAAATTGACAACCTCTTTTTGGTTGTCGTACTACGTGTTCGTGTTTGAAAAATGTCATCATCCTTCAAACCTCACCCCGATTGTCTTTACCAGATTCACAATGGACTCCGTTACACCGTCAAGCGAGTCAAAGATGGCACGTTTTATGAACTACGCCGCGCAGGCTTTCCATGGACTGCGTTTCCTGCCGATGCCCCACCTCGCACATGGGCAACTGAAGCAGAATGGCGCGCAGCAGTTATTTGCGACCCACCTATCGCCGTATCAACGAGCAGCGCCGGCACAGAATTGCGGTACCTAACACACTCCAGGGTGCGTGTTGATCTACGCGGCGATTTGGTAGAAAGTGCACGCGGAAAAATGAGTTGGACTGCGTTCCCCGCAGATGCACCTCGGCGTACTTGGAAAACGGTTGAAGATTGGCATGCAGACATCGATAATGCAGCAGCCGATATTTCCGTTGGTGCCCCCGTTGGTGCCCCCGTTACTACAGAGGTTCCAGATGCCACCGTTGCTACAGAGGTTCCAGATGCCACCGTTGCTACAGAGGTTCCAGATGCCCCCGTTGCAGCCCCCGTTGGTGCCACCGTTGCTACAGAGGTTCCAGATGCCCCAGTTGCTACAGATGCCCCCGTTTGCGCCCGTGTTGCTACAGAGGTTCCAGATGCCCCAGTTGCTACAGAGGTTCCAGTTGCCCCAGTTGCAGCCGATGTTTCCGTTGGTGCCCCAGTTGCTACAGAGGTTCCAGATGCCCCCGTTGCTACAGAGGTTCCAGATGCCCCCGTTGCTACAGAGGTTCCAGATGCCCCAATTGCAGCCGATATTTCCGTTGGCACCCCACTTGCTACAGAGGTTCCAGATGCCCCAGTTGCCCCCGTTGCCCCAGTTGCAGCCGACGTGCTTGCAGAGCGCATTGCGCGCGAGGCCCACGCAGGTCAAACACGGCGCGACGGAATTACGCCGTATATTGTGCACCCTGCAGACGTTGCCGCGCGCCTTCACACATCTGAAGAAAAGGCTGTCGGATGGCTGCACGATACGCTCGAAGACACGACCACAACATCCGATGCCCTGTTGGCACAACCCGTTTGCGTCGTTGAGGAAGCACTTACACGCGCAGACGGGGAAACGTATATTGACTTTGTGAAAAGGCTCAAGCCAAATGCACTCGCAGCGCGCGTCGCCGACATTGCAAGCAACTTGGCGGACGCGCCAACGCCTGCACAAATAGCCAAGTATGCTTCAGCACTTGCGCTGCTTGATGACACTACAGTTGAGATGCGTGGCGTTAATGCTGCAATTTCACGCGCTGGCAAGGTTTTAGAGCGAGCGCGCGGTCCGCACACAGTAGCAGCACCGATTCGGCCGAACATCTCTGCAACAAAGGGTTGGTCGACATTTACATACGCAATGGCGACAGCACCTGTTTCAGCACCTGTTTCAGCACATGTTTCAGGAGTTCAAGCTGCAACAAAGGGTTGGTCGACATTTACACACGCAATGGCGACTAAAAACGCACCCATTTCAGCACCTGTTTCAGGAGTTCAAGCAGCACCCGTTTCAGCACACGATGAAGTCGCTGCCGCGCGGCTCCAATGCGAGAAGTGGTGGCAGGAGTGGCGCAATGGTGGAGAGTTTCCGAATGAGGACGACAAGCCCGCGGAGCTGTGCGATCTGGGCGAGTGGCCCCCCACAGATGCAGACTCGTCACGGCGTCTGTTTGCAACTGTAATGTACGAAATCGCAGGACGTTATGAAGATGCCGCGAAGACATTTATTGCAGCAGCAAGCGACAAAACTGTTATGTCTGCGGATTTGACAGAGTCTTACGACTCAATGTGCCGCACATCATACGGTTTGAGCGCGTTCGAACTCATTGCAGCACCCGACGCCGTTTCGAAGCTTGCAAGTGCTTTACGCAAGGGGCACGATGCTTTTTCTGAGCTTGTGGCATCTCACAAGGCATCGAGAGCACCTGTTTCAGCACCTGTTTCAGCACCTGTTTCAGCACCTGTTTCAGCACCTGTTTCAGCACCTGTTTCAGCACCTGTTTCAGCACCTGTTTCAGCACC